AAGCTCTTGAAACGCTTGTCTTTGATTTTCTGTTGCATAGTTCATTTGAATTACTTTAACCAAACATTTTGCAATATGTCCTTGTTTTTGTAGAAAAGCCGCTTTGACTTCACTAATAACTGGACCAGTCTGGCTCATAAGAGTTAATTTATCAAGAGATCCATCTTTAGGAATTGTTCCTGAAAGACCAAATTTATATTTTGCGTTAGTACATTTTTGTAATATTGTTTTTATAGATGCGCTTTTTGCTTTGTGAGTTTCATCTACTAAAACAGCGTCAAATTGACTAAAATATTCTTTATCTTTTTTTACTAAAGATTGATATGTACCAATAATTATATTTTTATTACTTTTAATTTTTTTACCTGAATATATCTGTTGAATCTTTAAATTAACTTTATTCATGTAATTATATTCATGAAAATCTTCATGGGCCTGTACAACTAAAGATACGTTAGGTACTATAAATAATATTTTTTGAGCTTTTTTCTTTTCTAGCATATATGCAACAGTCATAAAACTAATTAAAGTTTTACCAGCTGATGTTGCCAACTCCGCTAAACACTTTCTAAATTTAAGTATGTTATATGCTGTTTCTATTTGATAATCTCTTGGAGTTATCTCAGCACCTTTAAAGAAATTAAGAGCCCATTCTTCAAATGCTTCTGCGTTAATATCTGGATCAATTAAACGTTTTATTCCGTTCATTTGAATCTCTATCTTATAATCTTTACAAATTTGTATAACATGCCTCCATAGTCCAGCTGGAATCCATTTGTCATCTTTAATATAAGAGACATAACCATCCCACACTCCTCGTTTTACTAACGGATTAAATCTCCAACTTTCAATTCTTTTTGTAAGGGAGATTGTAATCTGTTCTAACTCAAGTTCAGTAGCATCATCAATTCGTAGAAATTGATTATCATCTGTTAATGTTAGTACCAATTTTCATGAAACTATTTTTTATATTCTTGTCATATCGAGGCGATTCTTTATTGCAAAGCCCATATTGTCAAGAGTTTTTACAGAAGCTTCAATAAAGCTCTTCTGTGTTTCTAATAAATCTAGCAGCTGTCTATCTTCTGCTAAATCCGCTTCAAGAAATCTTTCTCGTTGCTTGTCGGTTAGTTTATAATCGTATTGATAATATTCTATCCACTTTGTTTTATACTTTTGATCAACTGTTGCTTTTTGTGCTCTCATCTTATTAGACATAGATGCAAGCTGTTCTACTAATATTTGTCGATAACTCAATGAGAACGAACTAACCTCTTCAAGGTTTACACCTTTCTTTAAATTAACTGTAAGTTCTTTTATTTTATCAGTCCAATCTAATCTTTGTCTTCCTAGATATTCGTCTAATTTAAGTATTTTATCTTTTAAATCTGCCATTGATTATTAGTTTAAAACAGTTGATTATTATTTTTATTTTTGTGTTTAATATAAACAGAAGTGCTAAGTTTTTTCTTAAACTTAGGATCTGTCATAGTTAATTTAGTTTCCGTAAAATCATATATAGAGCTTTTAAGTTTTAAAAAAGCTTTAATATTTTTTCTACGGTTTCGATCGTGTTCGAATTCGTCAAACTCATGATCTATCATTTCGTTAATTTCTTTATTTGTCATAGGTAAAATGCATCTAGTTTAGAATTACTAAAATATTCAGACAGATTTTTAAGACAATCGTCTTTTAAATAGTATGCTACTCGTACTAGATCATTTAAATCACCTAATTCTTTAGGATATTTATCTCTATTTTCTTTATTAACTCCGTCTAGCCATTTATCGTATTTTAAATCTAGCTTGGTATCATTAAGAAATTTACCCCACATAAATATTTCTTTACCTCTTCGAAGTTTTTGCATCATCTTCTCTTTACCTGTTTTGTCGTTATCAAACATATAACGTATTGTTGGTATTTCATCAAACTCTTCTGTTGATCTACCTGCTGTTGCTAATCCAATACTATTTGACATAAACATTGCGTCAATAGGACCTTCAAACATAGTGACTGTTCTTTGTAAATCAACTCTTAAAATACCAAAGAGTGTTGATATTTTTTTAAGACTTATTAATTCAGTTTCAGATACTCCAAGATCTTTATTCATTTCTTGATATATTTTTTCAATATCATACGTTAGGTATCTTGCGTTTCTATATTTGGAAAGAGCTCTTGTTTGAAACCCTATAACTTTTTTATTAGGGCCTAAATTAAGAACAACCATTCTTTTATCTTTAGGAGAATACATAAAGTTTTCAAGCTTATGAGATAACATTCTCCCTCTTAAGTAAAAATAACCAGGATCTCCTACTTCTATTTCTTTATATCCAAATGTTTTACTTAATTCTTCTCGAGTAGGGGCTAAGTCGTATATCTTTTTAAAGATGTCGTGTTCTAATACTTCTACAGTGTTTGCTTGTATTCTATGTTCCTGTATGAAATCTATAATAGCAATAGAATCTTCTCTATCTTTGAATCCTACGTGATGATCTTTTAATAAAGAATAAACATCTCCATGGGCAGAGCAGTTAAAACAATGAAACTGTAAACTATCCCAATATATATTACCTCTCTTCTTATGTGTATCTGTTGTAGAGTCTCCACAATAAGGGCATGCCAGGCTCAAACGGCCTGGCATTTCCTTAAGCATTCTTTTATTAGGGTCAGTGTGCTCGTTTACTACAACTTGCTTTACTAAGCTTCTAATTTTTTGCTTTAATGTTTCGTCTATCTTAGATGTCGAGGTCATTCAAGAAAGAATCTAGATCATCACTACTATCTGCACTTGTTGATTCTGTTGTTGAAGTAGTTTCTACAACTGGTGTAGATACTTCAACTGGCTTAGATGCCTTTGGCGCAGCTTTAGGTTTTGAAACCACTGCATCAATTGAACCTCCTGGATTTAAGTATTGACGTAAAATTCCGTTTACGAAATCTCTTGCATCTCCATCCCATACTTTATACTCGTAAGGCTCTAATGATGGTGCTGCATCTAATTCAGTTTTAATAACTGACATTGTCTCTTTTGTTCTTTCAGCAGCTTCTCCATTTACTGTGATTGCTGAAGTGCTTGCAGAGAATTTAGATTTATCGTAATTGTTATATTCACCTTGTCTTGTTATAATCAATTCAAAGTTTTTACCTTCGAAAAGGTCAAATACTTGAGTTGGTTCACCAAAAGCTGGCTTTAACTCCTCGTCAATCTTTTCCTTAATCTTATAACCAAACTTATACACTAAGTATTGTCCTTCTAGATCTGGATTTTGAGGGTCTTTAATTACTTTAATAAGAGAGTAGTATTGCTCACGTCTCTTTAATTTTTCACTCATCTTACGGTCAACTGCTGAATCGCTATTTCTTAGTTTGAAAAAAGCTTCTGCAATTGGACAACTTTCGCCAACAGAACTAGGTGAGTCAATTAATCGACCATTACCTGATGCATCTGTTAACCAGTGTACGTATTTTTTAACTAGTGAATTTCTTGGGTTTGCTGGATTAGGAACAAAGCGTACTAGTGCTTTATAAGTTCCATCTTTTCCTTGATCTGCACTCGGCTTGTATAGTACATCCGTTTTAGTGCTTTGTGTGTCGTGTGTTTCAACATCGCTTACGCTTAAGTTGAAAATGTCAAATTCTGCCATTTCTTTAAATCTTTAATTTCGTTAATTTTGTTAATAATCTTTAAATCTTTGATTGTTCGTTAAGGTACCTTTAAAAAACTTTCATTAATTATACAATGAATCTTTAAAAGGTTTCAAAATATAATCTTAAAATATATATCTCTATAATTTTCTATATGTGGATCCTTCTTCATCCATCCATCCATCAGCCTCTGGAAGCTTTATTAATCCTGCTTTTCTTAAAATATTTAGAGCTTCTGCTTCTGATATTCTGTTTTGTGATATCATATCAAACAATATCTCTTTTAATTTTAATAAGTGTGCCGAAGCTATCTTTTTCTTTTCCATTATTTTATTATTTTATTTATTATTATTGAAACTTTTTATCATATATGTAATATAAGCTTAGAGTTTTAAGCCTGAGGGTTAAATAACGTTTGAAGTAAGCTGTTCAAGAAGAAGGCATCGACCAAATCATCAAAAGGTTTTGGGATCTTAGAAACTTCTCCAATCTCATCAACACAATAATTAAATAGTTTAGAGGATGCTAGTTTCTGGTCTTTTATATTATTATCAATAAAAACTTTCCAAAGCATTGTTTTATTCATATTACCTTTACCAGCATGTTTCTTAATAGTTGAAGGTGCTACAGTCTCTAGAGCTTTAACATCTAATTGGTTTAGCATTTCAGCTTTTAGAAGGGCTGCACCTGCTGCCATATCAATAATATTATTAGTTCCCATCTTAGAACCAAAAGAAGTTCCTTCAAAACCAATAATATAATTGTCTTTAGTTTTAGTTATCTTTAATATAATATCAATAAGGTCTTGAGCGGTTCTTGAATATCTTCTAACTTTAGATATTTCAGCACTTGAATAGTTATCGCTTTTATCCCAGTCGGGCTGATAAATTAATGTGGTGTCTTTTAGAAGAGAAATGTCTTCTTGTTTCTTTTGATCTTTTTTAGTTCCTTGTCCTCTTTTAATATAAGACACAAAGTGATATGAATCCTTTGAATCATCGTGAATACAAATACCAGGTGAATTTAAAGAGAAGTCTACTGCTACGTAAATCATTCTTATAGTTTTTTACCGATTGCAGCACCAAGAGCGGCACCAACTAATCGAGAGGTTAGCATTTCATACATTATTCCTTTTTCAATACCTAAGACTTTAGCAACTGCTTTACCAATTGTTTTTCCTAAAGCAAACCCAGTAAGACCTCCAAAAATAGAACCTAATATACCTTCATTAGTCATTTCATTATTAAGTCTTTCAACATCGTATGTTCCATCTTCCTGCTTGTATTCTGATACAAATTCTTCAAGAGCAGAATCTACTTTTTCTTCTAAAGATTCAGTCCACTCCGACTGTAAAGATTCTTGCAATATTTGAAGTTCTGCTTCAGTTGCATTGGCATTTGTCATGTAATCTAAAAATGTTTTCATATAGTATATATCTTAATCAATTTCTAACTTTAAATTAAATTTATTATAATAAAAGTTAATTGTAAATGTGTTAAACTCCGCTATGTTAGAACTCATGTTTAATTCCAGTTCGGTAATTGAGTTCATAATAGGTTTTTCAAATGTAGCACTCATAACATGTATTCCTTCAGCATCTAATATTTGAAGCTTTAAATCATCAATAAATGGAGCTCTAACAGATTTAGAATAGTAATACAAAAGAGTGTCTTGTAAAATCCAATAATTTATATACCCATCTAATAGTTGCAACTCTACTTGAAATTGTCTTTCAATTGTGTTTTGAATAGGTATGGATCCTCTATGATATGTAATAGTACCATCATTTGGTGTTTGTTCTACAGGATCAAATTCAATTCCAGGAATTGCAATACCTTGTATTGAGTAGTTAATAAAATCAATAGGTTCTGTAATTAAATTCCCAGGCATTCTGTTTAAATACTTCCTGTATTTATCAGCCACTTCAACCGGTATAAATTTACGAGGAAATTTAAAGTTAAATAAGTTATTTCTACTGTTTAATATCATTATATAATATTTACTTTACCGTGATATAGAAGAGATTCTGTTTCTCCATTCTTTAAGTTAATATAAAACTTATCTTGATTTATATTAGTATCTTCTTTATCAAATCTTGTTGCGACTGCCTTATTTACTTTAAATAAAACTTCTCCATTTCCTAAATCGATATCTGGGAAAGTAGGGTTGTGGCTAACTTGTTGTTCCACTGCCCCTGATTTAATAATTAAAACAATATCATCAGCATTAACCAAACTTATAGATTCTAAAGAATCTCCAGCTGGTTTAGCAATACTAAATTTAATAAAGTTATCAGACACTTTAGATAAAGTTATTTCTCCTTCTCCATTTTGAGAATAATCAATTTCATTTGTTGACTCTATTTCAGTTCCTTGTAGTGTTATATTAGTAGATCCTGCAACAACGCCATATACATTAATAGCAACTGGCACATATTTAGTTTCTCCTATAACAGGTCTTGATGAGTTAACAAATTGATTAATTTCTCTATTAACTGATGTATTGTCTAGTTTATTGTAAATTACAGTTGGAGAATAATTTCCACTTAAATTTATTTTAGACATTCTTCTACCATATTTCTTAGGCTTATTGTATATTAAAGAAGCTCTTTTTAATATTTGTGTATTATCTGTTTCATTATAAATTCTCATAGATACTTGTAATAAAAAGTTACTACTTACTGAAGAATTTAAAATTACAGGTCTGTATATTAAGTTTTGATCAAAATTTGAAACCTGTGAGAACGTTGATTGATATGTACTTATATAATTTAAACCTATTTGTTCACTAACTTCAACATCATAAAAAACTGTAATGTCATCTGATGTTGTTTCTATTCT